GCAGCTTGCGGCCGTTGCCGCGATCGGCGCCGAGCCAGTATTCCATGCGCGGATGGACCCGGAACGTGGCCGGATCGAGCGTTTTCACGTCGCCGATCGGAATGCCGCGGCCCGCCAGATAGGTTTCCACCGGCGTGCCCGCGATCGCGGGCGAGGCCTCGAGAAACAGCTTGAAGGCACGCGCCCGCTTGTCGGCCAGGATCAGGTTTTGCCGCGCTTCGTTCTCGCGCTTGCGCGCCACCGCCTGGGCCGCCAGCCGGTCGCGCTCGGCCTGCTCGATCGAGCGCAGCCCGAAGCGGTCCTCGGCCCAGCGCAGCGCGCCGGCGCGGTCGCCGCCCGTCATCACCAGCGCGACCAGGTCGAGCACGTCGCCCTTCTCGTCGCTGGCATAATCCTTCCACCCGCCCATCGCCGGGCCGGCCAGCCACACCACGAACGAGCCGGCATGGCGGTCGGTCCGGGTCGGATTTTTGGCGGAGTAGACATTGCCGGTCCGCTTGCCGCCGGGCACCAGCTCCGCGACCAGGTTCGGCAGGTCATCGAGCAGTTTCAGCTTGGCGGTCGCGATCCGGCTCATCGCAGCCGCCGCTCCGCCTCGGCGCGCACCGCGCGCTCGCGCAGCAGAACGTCAAAATTGTCCTCGATAATTTCGAGGACGACGGCATGATTTCCCTCGGCCCGGCGGATCGCTTCATCCTTTTCGGCGCTCATCTGCATGAGCACACGCGCGAACATGTTCATCACCGCGTCGATCACCTCGTCGCAGTCGACGCCATCGAACATGGCCGCCATCGCATCAAACATGCGTTCGGAGTTTTCGCTGATTTCGCGCCCTGTCATCGCGGCGCCTCCGGCGGCTTGACGTCGGCATGGGCGAACGCCATCGCCCGCATGTCGGCGAGATGAAGCCGCGTCGCCTCAAGTGTGTCTGTTTGGCTGGCGCTTGCCATTGGCCGCAGCCCCACGTCCCAGGCGGCATCGAGCACGGCCTGCAGCAGATCCCGCGTCGACCAGCCTGCGCCGTCCGGCACCTGAAACGGAGGCGTCGGCGCATAGCGCGTGTATTCGCTGACTTGCAACGCCGTGACGACGAATGATGATCCGTCCAAACGGTCGATCTTGATGTAGAGCCGGAAATCCTCGGAATAGAAATCGCGCTCTACCATCGCCTTTACTGTCATCGCCGCACCATCGCGTTGGAGAGTTTGGACATCAGCGCGTCGAAGGCCGGGTCGTCGCGCCGGTCCTCGACCTGGCGCAGCGCCTTCGAGGCCGCCTGCTTGGAGACGCCGGCGGCGCGCGCGGCCGCGGCGATCGCCACGTCATATTCCGTGACGAGGAAGTGCAGCGCCGCCGCCCGCAGGCGCATCGCCGCCAGCCATTGCGGGTTGCGCGGCCGGTTGTCGTGCGGGTCGGCCGCCATCACGGCGTCGAGCTCCGCGCCGGCGGCCAGGCACACGGTGGCGAGCACCGACCGGAACAGCGCCGAAAGCGGCGTGCGCGCCGCGACCTGGGCGGACCGCTCCGCCTCCGCGATCGCCCGCTCAAGTTTTTGCAGGGTCGCAGGGGCCGAAAGAATTTGGCCGCCTAGCGCGCGACGGTACGTCGAACAGTTGACGAATGCGCGCGCACAAAGATCTGATTGCGAAAGCTTGATGGCTTTCCGGCGGGTTTCGACGGCGTCCAGGCGGGCCATCGCAGCCGCGATCGCAGTCGCCGCCAACGCGTCATCACGGGTGAAGGCGAGCGCATGCGTCATACCGGGTCGCCTTCCGGCGCCTGCGCCGCGCCCTCGACCTCGGCCTGAAAGCCCAGAATGACGCTGGCGAGCGCGAGCAGCGCCTGCGGGTGGCCCACCGCGCGCGGATTGCCCTCGACCACCATCCGCGCCATTTTCACGCCGGCGGCCCAATCCAGCACCGGGCCGGCCAGGATGACGTCATCCCCGCTTTGCTCGAGCACGGCATAGACCGGCCGCCGCCGATCCTCGACGACGCGCATGGCGATATGCCGCTGCGGCTTGCCCGCCTCCACCGGCGACGACGCCAGCACCGTCCAGCTTTGCTCGCTCATTCGGCCGCCCGCCGCTGCTCGACCAGATCCGGATGCAGCACGATCAGCTCGCGCAACACCTGGCGCTCGTGCTGCTCAAGTGCCTGCGTAACGCGCTCGACAGTGGAGCGTCGTGGATCGGATGTGCCGCGCTGCAGACGGGTAACGACGTGCTGGTCGACGCCCGCCAAAGCCGCCAAGGCCTTGACAGGCAAGCCGATCCGCCGCCGCCGCTGCAGCAATTCCTTGCCGTTCATCATGATCTCCGGTACAGGATGTCCCGTTACGTGTGCTTTCTTGCACACGCCGACCTGATTTGCGGCCCATCGTCAAGAGCTATGTTTAACGTCGCAGTGGATATTTCGCGAGCGCACAATTTGACGAACCGGAAGGTTCGTTGGAGTGGGCATCACATGCCGCGAACATCATCACGAACAGAGGCGCAGGAGCAGCTCCGCGCCGCCCAGCTCGAATGGCTTGACCGCATCCTTAGCTCGCTCGGCATCACGCCGACCGAGCTGGCCCGGAAAAGCGAGCTCGTGCACACCACGCTGACCGGCTTCATCGCCGGCAAGCGCAACCGGCTCCTGTCCAGCGAAACGATCAATCGCATCGTCGCCGAAACAGGCTTTCCGCCACCGGTCGCGCCATTGGCCGATCCGGCCCGCGGCTTCCGCGAGGAAGAAGCCGACCCTTTCCGGCACCAGGTGGGTGGCGCCGAGGAGGAAGAAGCCATTCGCGCTTTGGTCGGTTGCCGGGAGAACGCCGACGCTTGGGTGCTGCGCACCCGCGCGCTTGAACTCGCCGGCTACCTGCCCGGTGATATTGTGGTGCTCGATCTCGGCATCGAGGCAAAGGCTGGCGACGTGGTCTGCGCCCAGATCTACGACATCCAGCGCATGCGCGCCGACACCATATGGCGCATCTATGAACCGCCCTATTTGGTCGCCGCTTCGGCCGATCCCGCACTGCGAAAACCGCACCGGGACGACGCCGCCGCGATCAAGGGCGTGGTCGTCGGCCTAGTCCGCCCGAGGCGCGTTGCGTAGTCAACTTTTCGCAGGGTTAACGGGCATCTGACGACATTTTGATGTGCATACTTGCACATTTCAAAGTGCTTCAATAACCTCGTGGCCGCGTCGCTGATTTGCGACGTGCACGGGGATGCACACATGACACCAGAATTAGAGAAGGCCGAGGCCCGCGAGCGCAGCGAGCTCGAAACGTTGGCGGCCGACCGCACGGCGCCGGAACATTGCCGCGTGGAGGCCCGCTTGAAGCTGGCGGCGCTCGCCAGTTTTCGTCGCGCTCTCACGGAAATGATGGTCGAAGGGATCAACCCGGGCGAGATCCTTCACGGCGGGGTTGAAGCCATTGGTTTCATGTTCGCACTGACGGCCGAAGCCGTGAGCGGCATGACGGACGGCAAGTTTCCAGTCGACGAAATTATCTGCAGCACTGTCGACGCCATTCACAACGCTGCCCATGCCACGGTCCGCGATCATCACAAGCAGGGCGTCGTGCTCGAGCGCGGCCCGACAGGCGCACATCTCCGCGACGCGGATTGGCGCGACCAGCCGGCGGGAGGCGTGGCATGAGCAATCTCGCCATCGGCCCCGATCTTTTCACCGGCAAAATTCTCGGCCGCTTCCAGCTGCAGAACGATCGCCATTCGGTCGACGTCAGCATGACCGGCGAGAAACTGGCCGACGTCGTGTCCGGCCTGCGCCGGCAGATCGAGACGCTGAACGACGCGGCCCTGAACGAGGCGTTCGACCAGGAACTGCTCGCTCTCAGCCGCGGAGGCGCGGCATGAACGGCGCCCCCGAAACCACGGCGCCCGAAGGCGCACCCGAAGCCGACCCGGTCGCGGACCTGGCGAAAGCCATGATGCGCCTGGCCGATGACGCTGCCCAGCAATGGAGCCTCGACGACGTGCCGCTGCGCGACGTGCGCGCCCGCCTCATGAACCTCGGCTGTACCGTCATGGGCGAGCTGCTCGGCCAGGTGGCCGCTAGCCACCCCGGCAACGAGGCCTATCTGCGCGGCTCGATGTACCTCATGGCCATGCATGTCGAGCGCCACGCGCTGCACCGCCTGCAGGAACTGAAACCCGCCGCCGTGGTGCAGCCCCGCATTCTCATGCCGGGAGGCCCGCGATGATCCACGATCCGCTGCCACGCCTGGTCGAGGTGCCGCTGCGCGCCGCCTCGAGACAGGGCGGCGGCCTGGCCGTCATGACGGCCGATCGCCGCCGCGTCACGCTGCAACTGCATTTGGTGGCGCGCTGGACGCCGGCGATCGCCGTGCTTCCGGAATGGTATGCCCGCGAGAAACGCCTGCTCTCGATCGAGGCGTGCTGGGACGCCGGCCAGGTGGCGGCCCGGTTCGGCCGCACGCGCGGCTGGTTCCTGAAACACCGCGCCGACCTGTTCGACCAGGGCTTTCCGCAGCCGGTCTGCGCGCTCGGCCGGCCGCTCTGGGACCCGCAATCGGTGCGCGCCTGGTTCCAGAAAAACCACCCGCTGGCGCCCGCCAGCCGCGCCGCCAATGACGACGACATCGCCGGCCCGGAGCAGGACGTCCAGGCCGTCGACGAAACCGACGCCTGGCGGGCCATGCTGGGCCAGCACTACGGGAGGCACGCATGACGAAGACGCTCCGCATCGCCCGCGAGCTGCTCGAGCTCGCCACCGTCGCCGCCTTCGTGATCGGCGCATCCTACTGGTTCGCGCTGCTCGCCGAGGTGCCGCAATGATCGCGAGCATTCAGCACACGCCGATGTTTCGCGAGGCGGTGGAGAATGAGGTGCGGCTTCGGACGAGGGCACTCACTGCCGCCCTTAGCGCTGCGCGAGCCTATGTGGCGGACCATCTCCACGGCACTCTCGAATGCGTCTGCGTCCTGGACAGGGAGACCCTCGAGCCGATCCGCGAAACAATCGACCCCGAGGAGCGCAAGCACGTCGAGGAGATCGAGCGGCACCTGGCGATGATCGACGCCGCGCTTGCCAATGTCGGAAGTCGGCCATGACGCCCGAACAGGAAAAGGAGCTGGCCGCGATCGAGGCCCGGATCGCCGCCGCTTTCCGTGCCTGGGACCGACAGCTGGCGGCCGTGGTTCATGAGGCCACTTCCCGCGCCTCCGCCCTCTCCCCCGACGAAAGGGCCGCGCAATGAAATGCCCGCACTGCAACGGGACCGGCGAACTTCAAGCCGAGCAGGTCCACGTCGGCACCATGATCCTGTCGATGCGCCGAGCGCGGGCTATGACCCAGGAGGATCTGGGGAAGCTCATCGGCATGTCGCGCTCTCAGATCGCGAACATCGAAATCGGCCGCAGCGATATGCCGATCAGAACACTCGCTCGCTTCGCCGAAGCCCTCAACGTCAGCATGAAAGAGCTGGTGCCATGACGCCGGCGAAGATGAGCGAGGGGCTGGCAGATCGAGTTGAGGCCGGCCTGATCAAAGCGCTCAGCATCAAGCAGCCATATCCGCATCACGTCTTCCACGACGGGAAGGACGTGGAAAACCGCGATTGGCCTACCAAGGGCCGGGGCTGGTTCATCGTCCATGCCGGCGTGTCGAAGTCCGAGCTGGACGACGATCAAATGGAGCTGCCGCGCGGCGGCGTGGTCGGCATGGCGCGCATCGTCGATTGCGTCACTGAAATGGACAGTCGCTGGTTTTTCGGCCGTTACGGCTTCGTCCTGGCTGACGCCTTCCCGCTGCCGTTGATCCCGTGTCGCGGAAAGCTCGGGTTCTTCGCATTGGAGCCCGACACCTGTCACTCCGTTGCGGCTGCTATCCGCGCCGCCTTGAAGGAGCAGCGGACGTGAGCAAGAATGCGTCGGGGGGGTATCTTAACCATGACCAAGCCTGCGCGAGACGAGCTAGCCGAGCTGCCGCTCGAAGTAAGGATTAAATATTACGATGAGGGCATGAAAGCTCTGATCGCTCGGAATACCGAGAGTTTTAAGACTGCAGCCTCAGCTTCAGTCGAATATGGAAAAGCATCTATCCGATCGCTTTTCCTGTTGAATGGCGCAGCCCCAATTGCACTACTTTCATTCCTCGCAGCGCTATATCGTCAAGACACAACAGGCATCAAGATATCCGCGTTTTTATCTGCATTTCTAGTGTTTGCCGTTGGTCTAGTGATGGCCGTAGTTTGTTCAACGCTCGCCTATTTAAATTTTATGTATCAGCAGCATGACCATATGCAGTTCCGGGATCTAAACGGCTGGATAGGGTTCCTAAGTGAGCCGGCGCCTGAATCTACTCGCATCATCACCGCAACGTTCATCCTTGCCCTGTTGTGCGGCCTCGCCTCGCTGCTTTGCTTCATCTTAGGTGTTCTCCTCGTCGCCAAAGGCTTGGCACAACTCTAGGAAGCGCCGTTATGGCCAAGGCTCAGATCCCCCAATTCATGCTCTGGCGCGGCGGCCGGCCGCGCTGGCATCCAGGCCCGCGGCTGCGCGTGCTGGGCTGGAAGGGCCGCGACCTGAAAGACGAGCTCGGCCACTGGCTGCCGTTCGAGCAGGCCTGCGCGGCCGCCGCGGCGCTCAACCAGGACGTGGCCGCCGCCGGCAGCAGCAAGGCACCCAAAACCATCGCGCAGCGCGGCCGCGCCATCGACGATCTGCTCGAGGCGTATTTCAAGTCCAACGACTTCCTGTCGAAACGGCCGAACACCCAGGCCGACTACAGGAAGAAGGCGGCCGCCATCCGCTTCAAGCCACGCACCCGCGAGGAAGTGGCCAAAAAGAAACCCCAGGAATGGGAGCTGTTTGCCAAGGCGCCCGTGGCCGTCATCGACAAGCCGGCCGTGAAAGCCATGTTCGAATATATGCGCAAGGCTCGCAGCCTGGCGATGGCGCGCGGTGCGATCATGGTGCTGTCGGCCGCGTGGACCTGGGGCACGATGTCGACGGATTGGCGCCTGAAAGCCAATCCCTGCCACGATCTCGATTTGCCGCTGCCGCCACCCCGGGTCCGCATTGCCACCGATGCCGAGATCCGCGCTTTGGTTGCGGCCGCCGACGCGCTCGCCATGCCGTCGATCGGCGATGCCGTTTTCCTCGGCCTGCTGTCCGGCCAGCGCCAGGGCGACATTCTGGCGCTGGTCGAACCGCGCGATCGCAATCGCAGCCTGGTCGACGTCATGGCGGCCGGTGAGGCGTTCGTGGTGGAGCAGGCCAAGACGCGGGCAAAGGTGTCGATCTTCGCCGTGCCGCAGCTGATCGCGCGCATGCGCCTGGCCGACGATCGCCGCCGAGCGCGCAAAGTCATTCCGGAGGCGATCGTGGTGTGCGAGGCCACCGGCCAGGCCTGGGGCGCCAGCAATTTCCGGCATCGCTACGCCGATGTACGGGCGCTGGCCGTGGCGGGATCGAACGAGCATGGCCTGCCGCCGTGCCCCTCGGTAGCCACGCTGAATTTTCAGGATCTGCGCGATACGGCCATCACCTGGCTCGCCCGCTCCGGCTGCACCATTCCGGAGATCGCCTCGATCAGCGGGCACACGCCGGGATCGATTGTCACCATCCTGAAACACTATCTGCAGCTGGACGAGCACCTCGCCAAAGGTGCCATGAGCAACCTCGCCAGATGGCTCGAGGCGCAGGGCGTGGAGCTCTAGTCGATCTCCTCGCCGGCATCGTCTTCATCGGCGCCGCGCGACGGATCGTCGATGAAGGTCAGGCACCCCTCACGAAATGATGCGGACGGATTGTCGCACTCGGCCGCCGCCGTGACGCCGCGCCGCTGCGCCCAGCGATAGCCGGCCGCATGGCCCGAACAATCATCCGAGCAGTCAAAGCCGCCGAACTGGCGGTCGAGCGAGGCAGCCGCGACCAAGCCGCCCGATGGGCCGGGCGACGAGCCGAACAGCCAGATCACGCCAAGCGCGATCACCAGATTGCCTACAATGATGAAGGCCAGGCCGCCGGCGACCTTGCCCAGAAACAGGAGGAAATCGCGCATTCGCCCTCCCCATCCGCAAAGAGAACATCATCGGAACATCGGCCGTTCCGTCCCACGTGGGACGTCCCATATCGTCCCACGTTCTCCCTGCGTTCTTCAGGACTTTCCGCTAAGTCCTTGAAATATTTGGTGGGCGCAGCAGGGCTCGAACCTGCGACCCGCTGATTAAGAGTAATTCGAACGTCTAAAGATTTCAGCAACTTATGGTTAATGGCCACGGTCGGAAATGGCCATTTGCGATGATTTGTCCCACGCTCCCGCTAAGCCGCCTGCGGCCAAGCTCGATTGAGGATGTAGCGAACCCGCGTAAGCGCATGGCGCTGGCTTTCGTCAAGATCGCTGCCCTTGTGGACAAGACCTAGCTGCCCGCCGATGGTGAAACCGGACTGGCCGATGATGACCTTGTTTTCCCCGTTGTCGTCCAACTTGCCGGCATCGGTAGCCTGAGAGACTTGCGTGGTTAGGCTGCCGTTGTCGTAAATCTCGAAGGTGTCCGCATTGTCGCGGTTGGTCATGATATGCCGAATGATTTCGGCTGGACCGGCGCGGACATTCAGGTCACCGAGGTTCCCCGCATAGGCGAAGAATGCGCCCGGTCGAGCACCGGAAGAAAACCATTGGTCGAGAACGTCGACCCGCCCGATGTCTTTCCCATCGTCCGAGATGCGCTCAACGCCAATATGGAAACTTTCAGCAGTGGCGCTGCCAGACTTCATAGCATGCTGCGTATTGATGACCGTGGGCGTAGACCCATCAAGAGACAGCGCATAACCTCGACCGTCTTCGGCCGGTTCCCATGTGGCGTTGCCAAGCTCGACATTGCCGACCTCGGCATAATTCCGCCAGTTGATGTAGGGCAGATCGGGCGTGTTTTCTTCGCCGCGCATGAACAACCACAGGTCCAGGCTGTCCCAAACATCGGCCTCCATCAGCTGGCGATGCGCCGCGTTGATGACCTGTTGCGCATAGGCGCTCAGCGGATTGGCGAGCTCAGCCAGCAGCGCCGTCGTTTCGGCCTCGAATGCATCGGTAGGCGTGAAGCCGAGCGCGAGCAACAGATCCGGATCGAGCCCGATGCTGTAGGGCGCAGCATCGTAATTCCAGACGCCCTGCATGCGGATGCCGCGCAGCTCCATCTCGACACGATCGTCAAGCAGGAACGCCACCTGCGATAGTTTCGAGGTGGCGCCCGTCGTGCTGGTGCCGTGCTCGATGCAGATCACGTGCGTGGCAGGCTCGATGTCGTTGAGGTCGGCCCAATTGGACACGACATCGAGTACCGATTGCTTCCAGCCCAGATCAAGGATGCCGTCGAACCAATAGTCAAGGAAACCGACCCATTGTTCCGTACCGGGATCGAAATAGCTCAGCGCGTCCTTGGCCGCTTGTTTGTCCGATATGCCGCTATCGCCATCGATCCCGGCGAACGCCGCCGCGACGACTGCATCCTTCTCGGACGGCACCACCGGATAGGACAACCCGCTAACGTGCTTGAACAGGCCGTCGACGCCGGCGTCCTTGAAGACGCCGCTCTCGTAGAAGAAAAATTTGAAGATGACATTGCCGAGATGGGCGAATGCCTGCGGATCGAGCGAGGCGAGGCCATAGGCGTTGCCATATTCATCACCGCCGACGATCACCGTCGTGTACTGATTGATGGCCCGGAAGCGCTCGACGCGCGCCACTTTCATCGCCGTGATGAAATCGATATCGGTTTCGACTTCGTTGAACTCCTCGAACGCGACGCGCTGGTCATAGGGCAGCAGCCGTTCGGCCCAGGCGTCGAGCACCGCGAGATCCAGCAGCCAGTTCGGCCCTTCGGTTTCATAGTCGTCGACCACCGCGCCGGCGTCGATCGTCTGCCCCTCGATTGGCGGCCGATGATTGACGATGACCTTCATGCCGGCGGCCAGCACCCGATCGACCAGCAGAAACACCTCGTCGAGCCGCGCCAGGCGCATGGCATGGTCGGCCGCGTCATAGAGGAAAGTGGCCTGCGTATGGATCCGCACGAACGAGCAGCCGGCGGCCGCGAGATCCGTGAGCGTCTGGTCCGTCACCACCTCGTTGCGGCCGGCCGACCATGTGTCGATAAAGCCGAACGTGTTTGAGAACGAGAAGCCCTTGCCGCCGATCCAGCGCGGCAGCGGCGTCTGCCCGCCGGCGGTGCCGGGCCGCACGCGCAGGTCGGCCGAGGCGCGCAAACTGCTGGCGGCGCGCAGATGCCCTCGCAGGCGCAGCGTCATGCCGGGTCGATCTCCGGCTTGACCTCGGAGCCGGAGAACACCACCAGCGCCGCGCCGCCGGTCAGCGTATCGACCGAGACACGCCACCAGGCCGCGCCCGGCTCGTCATAGAGCACCGGCGTCAAACCGTCCGTCAGATCGCCAGAAATACCCTCTACATCGGCGGGCGCCCAATTGGGCGAGCCACCGGCCGGATCACGGGTAGACCGCTCCACGCCCGCCACAAAGGCCGTGGCGTCGCCCGTGACCTGAATGCAAAACCGCCCCGACAGATAGACGGGGTCGCTGTCACCCGCTTCGTCGAACTCGAACTCCGCGATCGACAGCCCGCCGACCGGCACGCTGTAGCTCGCGCCCTGGTTATAATCCTGACTGACACGCGGCATCGGAGATCCTTTCAGCGCTGGCTGCGAAGCGCGTCCAACAGGGCGCGCGGCAGATCGTCGAGGCGGCTGTGAATGCGGTTGACCGCCTCGGCCATCCGGTCATCGAAGCGCACGAACTCGTCGCGCGTGATGAAGGTGCGCGCCGCCTCTTTCCCCTCGTCATTGATGCGCCGCTCGAGCAGCGTGATCTCGCCCTGCATGCCGGCACGCTGGATGCCCGCGGCCTGGTCACTCTTTTCGAGGGTGTCGACGCGCGTGCCGATCGAGCCGACCCACTTGGCCAGGCCGCCGAACGCCGCCGCGACCGTAACCAGGAAGCCTGCCCACCATTGCCATTCGCCCGTCACGGCCGCGCCCCTTTCGGCAACTTTGGCTGCATTCACTGGCACCATGCCGCCCGCCTCGCGTTGTTGCCCTTCACCTCGTCGATCGTCTGCGGCGTGTCGACCACCGACCAGGTGACGGAGCGCCAGGCCCCGCACACGCTAGTCGCGACGGAAGCCGTCGTTCCGCAGGCGGCACTCGGGATCAGCAGCGCAACGGCGGCTGTCCTCATCAGCACGGTTCGCAGCATCGGCCTTGCCCCTTTCCACGCGCGCCTGGTCGGCCTGCGCGGCCGCATAGCCCCGCGCATAGCCACGCTGGTCGATCACCAGCATCGAGCCGAGCATCGCCGCCAGCGCCGCGCCCACGGCCACCACGCGCCAATTGAGAATGAGCCAGGCGATCATGTCGGCAGGCCCTGCACGCACAGATCGCGCTCGATCTGTCGACGGATGACCAGACCTTTGAGGACACGGCCGCCGCCATACACGTAGCGCAGCAATGCCTCGCAAGCGCCGCGATGATCGCCAGCATTGAGCAGGCGCACCATCGACGAGCGGCACCAGGCCGGGCCGCCGATGTTATAGGTCGCCGAGGTGTAGGCCGCCCGTTCGTTCGGTGTCGTATCGACGCGAATGCAGGCCATCGTGGCCGCGGCGTGCTCGGCCAGATCCTGGTCGAGAAGCTCGTTGCATTCCTTGAGCGTGTAGGCCCGCCCGAGGATCGCGGTCTTGGTATGCCCGGCGCAGGCCGTGACGATGCCGATCGGGTCCTTATAGCCGCGCAACACCATGCCCTCGAACTTCGGGACGAGCACGATCAGGGACGCCGCCGCGCCGGCGCCCACGATCGAGGCGAGCGTGCGTTTGCCGGCCATCAGCCCAGGTTCCTTTGCGCAACCACGCGCGCCACCAGCGCCGAGGCTGTGACGCCGAACATCACGACGGCCAGGTGCCATCGCGACACCGGCAGGCTTTCGCCGATCAGCTGCAGCGCCACCTCGAGCCCGGACAGCAGCGCGGCAGCCGCCACGATGCGGAAGCTCCAAGCGCGCTTGACGATCTCCGGCCAGTCGGCGGCGAGCTTCATTCCGGCCGCTCCGGCAAAGTGACGTCCCACGGGTCCGGGCAGGTTTCCGGCAGATCGCGCAGCGCGGCGCGCCAGGCATCGCGGGCCTCGTTGCGAACCGAGCCGGCGGCCGCCCGCACGCTGGGCAGCTCCCAGAAATCGGTTTCGGCCAGCAGGCGACCGCGCCAGGCACGCGGCCAGGGCAGCGGCTGGCGGATCTCGGCCTCGCTGTAGACGGCCGGCGACAGATAAAGCTCGCCCTCGGCCGGATCGCCCGAACAGTCATAGTTGATGCCGGTCACGACACCGTCGCGCACCACCAGGACGTCGCGGCCGGGCGCACGCTTGGGAGCACGCGGCAGGGTGGCTGCCTCACGCGCGGCCATCGCGGCCGTGGTTTCCGGCTTGAACTCGAATGCCCGAGTGCCCGAGCCGCGGGACATCATCCGTGTCATGGCGCCTCCTTTTGGCCGGAGATCGTGACGTTGGTGCCGGTCCCATTGTTGAAGCCCGTCACCATGTCTTTGTAGGAGGTGTCGAGTATCCAGCCGGTATTGGCGCCGCTCTCGATAGAAAATGCGTGGGATGTGCGGTCGTAACCCTCGCAAAGCGCACTCTGGAAAGCGAAGTTCTTTGCCGTGGCACCGATATAGATCAGCGGGAAATCACCCACCCCGGCCTTCGAAGCGTCATTGAAGGTCGTACCGACTACCCGCAGGCCGTCGCCCGCGAACGCCAGGGCCGCCTCCTGGGAATTGCCGATCCGGCCGGCCGTGATCTTGGTGTCGATCGCCCCCTCGTTGATCTGCGCTGTCGTACCGTCCTCGCTTCCCTGCGGATAAGGTACGTCCATTGCGCCCGAGGTATTTGACAGATCGCAGCGGCGGAACTCCGTACGATAACCCTTGTCCAGCGCGAGCGAGCAATCAGTGGCGCGGTCGACCTCCAGCTTGTTGAAGTCGCAAAACTGCGGAATGTCGGCGAGCGCGTCGCTCTCGGAGACGAGTTGCAGGCCACGCTCCACGCCAAGCATGTAGGCGCCGTCCGCGTGAAAGCCGGCCACGCGACCCTCAATGATCATGCCCGTCGAGCCGGCGTTGTAGGCCTGCACTGTGAGCTCATCGAACTTGACGATGTCAGTACGCCCGCTACCACCCGGATCAGAAAATACTTTCAGACCCGCTCCATTGGTCTGATTGGGCATATTGAAATCGATACGCTCGCCGTAGACCGTATTCAGATCCTCGCCGTACAATCCGTAATAGGTTCCGTCTGTAACAATGTTTGAAAGCTTGACCTTGTTGGCCTTGATCAAACGAAAATCGATACCGGATACACGAACGTCTGGCGAATACAGATAAACGTTCGCGATCTGCACGTAATAGATCGGATTGGTGCCGTCGCCGATCTGGAATGCATCGCCGGTCGTACCAGGGCGCGCAATGCGCACCTTGTCGCCAAGGCCATAGAAATTCAGGTACGAGCCCGCATGCCCGGACTTGTGCATGACGATAGGCAGACCGACCCGCCAGTCATGGCCGGACTGCGCGGGCGGGATAATCGCTGTGCCGCCGCCGTTCGAAATCAGGCGGTCGATCATCGCGTTGAAGCAGCCGCTTTCCTCCGCGCCAGCGCCGACTGCCCCGCAATCATAGGGCGTGAGGCCGTGGCGCGCGATCAGGTCGGGCAGGTCGCTGGGCGACACCGCCCCTGTAATCAGGAAGTTCAGCCCCTCGATCGCCTTGCGGACCTGGGCTGCCGTCGTCAGGCCAACGCCGACGCCATCGACCGCGTCCTGGTCGGTGGCCAGCACCACGTTGAGATCGCCCAGGGCGAGATCCAGCATGTCGCGCCGGATTTCCTGCTGTGCCATCACGATGCGGTCGAGATCATCGTCGACCGGGCGGCTCTTGAAGCGCCCTTCCCGCGCCACGCTCGAGGTCCGCGTCAGCACGATATGGCCGCGGATCTCGATTTCGTCGTCTTCCTCGGCCTCGTCGGCCAGCACGATGGCGCCGCCGGCCGGGTTGAAAATGCCCGTGATGGCGTAGTCAATGCCACGAACAAGCTCGACCGTCTCATCGTCGCGCGTGCGGCGCACCAGCACGTCCTCGGCGAGCTGCACCGGGAAATTGTAGCTGAATACGGTCTGCCCCGCGGTTGCCGTATACGGCCCCGAGACGCGCAGATTGGGTGTGATGGGCAGGATAGCCGACATGCCGCCGATGATGGCGGCCGCCGGCCCCGGTCAACCGTTCGGGCGGCCGGGCACGGCAGGCTTCGCCCGCGGTTTTATGCGGCGCCCGGAAAGCTCGAAGCCGGCAACATTCATCTGGTGGACCAAGTCCAACGTCTGGGCGGCCGTTCCATCGCGCAGCACGCGCGGCTCAAGCTCCCGCCAGGCGTCGGCGACGGCCGCCCCCGGCGCGACTTTGGCAGTGGTGTATCGATCACCAAGCACGGCGAGCAGCTCCGGGGATACCGCCTCGAGCTCGCGCAGATAGGTCGAGGTATCGACGGGCTGCCGATTGCCATATCCCCGCTCCTTGACCGCCACAAGCGCATTGCGCGCCTCGGCCATCGAGAGATCGCCAAGAATGTCGTCGGCCGCCTGGCGCTGCGCGCGCGTCAATGTCACCTCGCCATCGGCGCCGCGCGCTCGATTGAACGAAACCTCGCGCCGCAACGCGCTGATCGCCGTCACGGCATCGCGCGCTCGCACCATCGGGTGCATGCGCCGTACCGAGGCATCCATCATCGACACGGCGACATAGGCCCGCGCGGGCGCCTCGAGATTGGCGAGGTAGCTGCTCGCGCCGGACTCATCACCGGCGTTCATCAAATAGCGATAGCTCTGCGCCGCCTGCTCGAACTTCCCGCCTTTCTGCGACATCTGATCCCAAAAGGCACGGGTCGACCGGCTGCCCTTCGAGGCGTCCTTGATGAACCGCTGCGTGAACGGCGCATCGTCCCAGCCGAGCGCCGGCTTTTCGCCGCTGGCGAGGTCGGACATCGCGAGCAGGCCGCGCCCCCAGCTGCCGAGATGGTTCATCACCACATGGTCGATTTTGGCCGGCGGCCAGTTGATCACCCCGCCCAGCGCCTTGGCGAATGCCGAGGTGCGCGCCGTGTATTGCAATCGGGGCTCGAGGCCCTGCAGGTTTTCCGGCACGATCGGCGCGCCGGTGAAACTGTTGGTGTTTCCCTGCAGCTCGAAATAGGTCTTGATGATCGGATTGCCCTCGAGCACCGAGGGCGGCATGGCCGTGAACAGTGCCTCGCGAAAGCTTTCCGTCCAGCGTGCATCGCGCAGCGCCAGCGCATCCCATCCCGCCTCGAGCGCCGACAGGAACGGGATCGCCTCGTAAGGCTTGGGGATCACCGCGAACTTGCCGCCGATCTTGATCGCCCAATGGGTGGCGCGCGTTGAGGGCGAAAGCTCGCGATAATCTTCATCCTGGCTCATCAGCGCATGCCAGGCGAAGCCGGCGCCGCCGAGCACCGACAACCGGCCCCACGCCTTGGTCGCTTCGGCCGCCGCCCGACTGTCTTCGGCCAGCACACGTTTCTCACCACGGCGCACCAGCGGCGCGATCATCTGGCGCGCGCCCTTGTCGAAGCCCTGGATCGCGGCATTGAAGAACGGGACCAGGCGGCGGAACGCATCGAGCTGCGACCCATGTCGATCGAAGTCGATATAATCGCGGGCGCGCCAGGCCGCCTCGAGCACGGCATCGTGCTCGGACAGCCCCCGCGCTTTGGCCTCGTCGACAAAGGTCTTGAACAGGCCAATGCGCTGGCCGGTTTCGGCGAGCTCGGTTAGCTCGAGCAGGCCTTTGGCGCTGGTGAGGCGCTGTGCGGCATAGCCCTTTTTCGACAACGCCTGCAGGTCCCGCGTCAGGCTGGCATCCCGCAACGCCGCGGTATTGGCGCCGCCCATGATGCCGGCGGCCGCATTGTACTGCCGGGCCGCCTCGCCGGAAAAGATCTCGTCGCCCATCCCGCGCGCGGTCTGCGCCAGGCGATGGAACGGCCGGCCATAGAAGATCATCGACGTCATGACGTCGCGCGCCAGATTGGCGATCAGGAAGTCGGGCGAGGTTGTAATGCCCGTGCGCAGCAGCCCCGATGCCTTGGCGCCGGCGTGAATGAAAATATCCGCCACTCGGGCCGGCGCCATCTCGAAATTCACCAGCATCTCGCGACCGAAATCCCCATCGGCGAGGCGCAGCGCGCGCAGCTCGCCGCCATCGCGAAAGAACAGGATCGGCTCGCCCTTTTCGTTGATCACGGCCGGGCGGAAGATGGTGGCCTTGGCATCGCCCAGGCCGGCCTCGGCCGCGTCGCGCAGCATGATGCGGTCGATCGCCGATAGGCCCGCGGCTTTGCCGGCGCTGTCGATCGCCTCGAGCGGATCGACCGACGTGGCCTTGAGCTGGTGGCTCGGAATACGCTCGGCGATGCGGCCGCTGCCATTGCCGGCACGGCGCGCCAGGCGGTCGAGCGCGCGCACCGCGTCATTGCGCGCAATCGCGATCGACGTTTCATAGGCGTCGGCCAGCAGGCTCTCAATCGGGTTGACGACATCGCGCGAGGAACCGCGAAACCGCTTGACCTGGTCGGCCTTGGCCGAGCGCGGTTGCCCACCCTTGGTGGCGGCTTCCTCCGGATCGAAATGGCGCAGGCCCGGCACATAATCTTTGATGTTGAGGCCGTTTTCCCATTGCTCGCGCGAGATCAGGCCCGCCTGGTATTTCTTGGTCCAAAGCGCGCGTGACCAGTCATGGACCTTTTCGGCGGCCGTGACGAAGGCCGGGTTTGACTTTTCAAATTCGGCCACGGTGACGGCGTGATCGCCTGCGGTCAGCTTATCCGGCGGATTGGGGATCTCGCCGGCGCGGAACCGCTCCCATTCGCCGAGTGCCCGGCGTGACCACAGATAGGAGCCGAAGTCTTTCAGGCCCTGATCCTCGAGCTTGCCGAACATGCTGGGCGCGCCGACCGCCTCGACAAGCGCATCGCGCAGGCTGGCGCTGCCCGGCTGGAAGGAGCCATAGGAATGGACGCCGTACATCACGTCCATATGCCCCGCGCCGCCGGCGCCGCGGATCATGCGCAGCAGCTTATAGGGATCGTCGGCAACCTTGAGATCGAGCGCTCGGCCGGTATTGGCCTGGTGGATCGCCGCCAGCATGCGCACGCCGCGCTGCATCGGGTTGAGATCATCGACCAGCATGGTGTAGGCGCGGCCGAGCCAATCGGCGATCGTGCCGCGCACGCCCAGCGTTTCGAAGTCGTCGCCGGCCTTCTCCCACCAGCTCGGCCGCTTGTTCGAGACGATCGTCGAGCCGACCGCGGCCCGCGACGGCTGCTGCAGAAATTGCCCATAGGCCTCGCTCGCCTTTGCCAGCGCCGCGGCCATGTCGCCATGATCCTTGGCGAGCAGGGCATCGAGCGCAGCGTTGAAGGTCGGCGCGTATTTGGCCGCGTAGGGAGGATTTGTTACGCGCAGCCGCATATATTCCGCGAAACCCTCTTTGAGCTTCGCCCTGGGCGCCGCGCCCGGATAGGCCATCGGCAGCAGCTCGGCGGCATGCGTCTGCATCAGCTGCTGCACCGGCTTGCCGATCGCGATCTCGACATGGTGGCCGAGCTCATGCGTCAAAGTCTCGAAATCGTCGATATTGCGGACGCGCACCACGCCGGTGCCGGGCGAATACTGGCCCATCACCTTGCCGCCCTTGCCGCCGCGCACTGTGAACCGCCCCTGCCGCACGGCCGCCGGATCGAGCGCCGCCACCAGCTCGTTACCGACGTCGCGCAGCCGCACGGCCGCGGGCAGCTCGGCGTCCGGCGCGGCAATGCCGGCATCCGGCCTGCGCAGCGCGCCGCGAGGGCGGAACGTCATGGAGGATGCGAGGAAGTCGCGCGGCGTTCCGCCGAGATCATCGGGCAAGGCCTCGACGTTTCGAGCCACAGACGCTAGATTATCGTCCGCCGGCGAGGAGGAGGACGTGTCTTCCTGGCGACCACCGGGGCGCTCGGTAGTACCCCCGGTGCGCCGGCGACGCGCACTGACATCATAAGCCGTCATCAGCCAGGTCTTGGCTTCGCCGTCATAGTCCAGCCGCACCACCGCCCGCGTGTCGGGGTCATCCAGGATGATGCGGTTGTCGGACCGGCTTTCGACTTTCATGCGCGACAGCCGCTCCGGCAGATCGTCGAGCACCTCGGGATGCCGGGCGACGATCTTGGCGAGCCCGAGCCGCTCATCCCCCCAGATCACGTCGATCGGCCCAACTTCGGGATGGTTTAGAGCGGCGCGGGCGTCGCCGCCTTCATTGCCTTTCAACCAGTCCACGGCCTCGCGCCAGCGGCCGGAAAACCCTTCGGCAACTGGACCGAGCGGCGTGTCATCGGCGACGATCGTCACGCCCTCGGGCGGTGGCGCGCGACCGACCGATGCCAGCACAGGCTCGGGGACAGGCACCGGATCATCCGGCAGGCCTGGCGGCCGTTCCGGCGCAGGGCGCGGTTCCGGCGTGCCCGCTTCGGCGGCACGCGCGGCAGTGGAGCCCTCACGGCCGAACGCCGCGCCGAACGCGCCGCCGGCAACCACGCCGGCGCCGGTCGAGAGTGCCAGCTGCTTCGGCGAAAATTCCTCGCGGCCGCCCGTGGCCATCTGCGTGAGCTGCACGCCCGTGTCGATCACGGCATTGGTGATCGCGGCATCGGTCGCGCCGGCGAACACCCTGGCGAGCACGCCCGTGATCTTGCCGCCGGCCGCTTCGACGATCTTGGCGCCGGCGCCGATCGGCACGAAATTCTCCGGCGCCGCCATGCCGCCGAACAGCTGGCCCGAAAACGCCACCACGCCCTCGAGCGGCGTCTGCCATTGCGTCAGGTTTTCATATTGCGCCTTGAAGGATGCTTCGCGCTCGGCGCCGGCGACGCGCTGCAGGCCGTCCGCGACCGCGCCGGCAAGCGTGCCGCCACGCTGCGCGCTTTCCATGTTGAGCATGAAACGCTCGCCGAGCGAGCCGGGATCATCCTGCCCGCCGCCGCCGAACGCAGCCGCCCAGATGCTCGGCGTCGGGCTGGCGCGAAGATCCTGCCCGGGCGTGGTGTCGACCAGGTCCGCGAACGGATTGGCGCCTGGCGCCTTCGCGGCCGGCCCGGCGGCGCTCTGCTCCGGTTCGGCCAGATCCGCGAACGGGTTTGGTTCCGCGCCGTTCATGGTTCCCAATTCTCCGAACCGTCTGGATTGATCGTCGTCCGACCGGCAGCGGCGGGCACGTTCGACATGATACCGCGGTAATATTCGGCTTGGCCCGCCCCGAACATCTCATCGAATTTCGGCGCCAGGTCCGGCCGCTGCCGCAGCATCTCCAGCGCGCGGCTGCTCGGCCGCGGCGGCGGCAGCGCTTTGGGCTTGGCGGGAGCCGCGCCCGGCGATTGCGTCTGCGGGGCCGCGATCGCGCCGGCCTGCGGCGCGGGGTCGACGCTGTCGAGCACCGGGTCGGAACCGAGCCGGCCGACCAGGAAAGCCTGCTCCGCCATCCGGGTTTCCGTGGCTACGTCGACGGCGCGCGCATCGGCCGCCGATGGCCGACCGCCGGCGCCGATGCGGCGCAGCAGGCCGGCGCTGGCGGTTGCGCTACCACTGTCGACGCCGGCCTGGTGCAGCAGCTGCGCCGTGACCGCATCGGCATGCGGGCCATAGCGACGCTCGACATCCGTCAGAACGCCCTGCAGCACCTTGACACGTTGATCTGGCGCGGCCGCGAGAACCGGGCCGACCAGCGCCCGCGCCTCGGCTTCCGTCAGTGGCTGGCGGGCAAGGTCGGGGACGCCGACCGCTTCCTGCGCGTTCACCCGGGCGTCGGCCAGCGCCTGGTAGGTCGCGGGATTTTCCGGGTTGAGCGCAAGCTTGGCGGCCTGCACCTGGTTGAACGCACCGTCGACGGCGCCGGCCGGATCGCGCCGGCGGGCGTCGAGCACCCGCTCCGCCTCGGCCCGAACCTCGGCCGCCAGTTCCGGGTTGCGGCCATCGTCGAGGCCGGCGAGACGCCCGGCGATCGCCTCGGCCGACATGGACCCGAAATCGGCCGTGGCGGCATAGACCTTGCGCGCCTGGTTGCGGGCCACCGCCCATTCCGCAGCGCGGTCGGCGCCGAGCACCCTGGCCACGTCTGCCGGCTGCAGCGGCCCGCCATCGAACGCCATCGGCTGGCCGGTGGCGCGAAGGTTAGCGACGTCCTGGTCGAGCTTGCGCGCGAGATCCGCGCGCGAGATGCCGGTTTCAGCCTGGCGCTCGGCCTGACGCCGGCGCGCCGTGGTCATGAGCTCGCCTGCCAGGGTGTCGGCGGTATCCTTGTCCAGAACAGAGATCGCGCCCTTTTTGTTTTCCCAGTCCTCGGACAGTTTGGCGGCGAAGCGTTCCTGCGCGGCCGGGTCCTCGATCGCATCGAACGCACCGCGTACCTTGGCGGTCAGCGCCGCCGTGCGCCGCCTGGCTTTTTCCTCGACCTGCTCGGCCGGCGTGATGACGCCCTCGGCCGCAGCCGCATCGACCTCGCGATCGCCTTGCTCGACCTGTTGCGCGAGCAGCTTGTCGCCGGCCGGGTTGGCGCCGAGGATATAGGCCTGGCGCTCGATATCCTGCCGCTGGCCCGCCAGCGCCGTGCGCGTCGTGGTGTTACGCTCTTGGATCAGCGCCCGTTCACGCTGCCAGGCGGCGTCGAGCTTGTAGGTCGCCGTGGCCTGCTCGAACCGCATCTGCAGCGCCGCGCGGAGCCGCGGGTCGGACCCTGCATTGATATCGGCGTCATAAGTCGCCTGAATTTCGTTCAGCCGCCCGATCAGCGCCGCCGGATCGCCTTTCAGGCTGTCATGCGCTGCCGCGATTTCCGACCGCAGCCCGATATCGAGCCGCTGCGCAAAGGTCGCGATCGCAGCCTTGTCGGACGCCTCGCCGGAGATCGTGCCGTCGCGCCGCAACGCCAGCGGCACGGGCTCGCCGCCGGCATTGGGCAGGCTGGCCTTCATGCCCTTTTCCAGCCCCTCGGCCTGGCCCTCGCGCAGCGCGGCGGCATCGGCGAGCGAACCGAGCTGATTGGACAGGCCCGCGAACACCGAGGCGACTTTGGTCCAATCAGAGCCATCGTCGACCGGCATTCTCGGCAGGTCGCCGGCAACCTGGCCGGTTCCCTGAAACTGCGCGAGATCGCCCGCGCTGCGTGCCCGCCGCGCCATCAGCGGCTCGCCAGCTTGAGGAGGCCGCTCGCGCCCTGGCCGAGCGCCGACAGCAGCGCCCCCGATCGGGCCGAGCTGGCGCGCTGCCGGTTCATGGCGGCCCGCTGCCGCTGCAGGGCCGCACGCTGATCAGTGGTGCTGCGGTCGATCGAGATTTCCTGGTCAGCCTCGCGCGTTGCGGCATCAGCCGCGTCGGCGGCCTGGCCGCTGGAAATGTCGATACCGGCGGCCGCGAACGCGACATCGTTTTCGCCGAGCACGCGCAGCAGTTCGCGCTTGAGCTTGGTGGTGCGCTGCAGGCCCTGATTTTGTTCCTGCTTGGCGTTCAGCTCATCCATGTCGGCCTGGGCGTTCAGGCTGTCCGCCTGGGCATTGCCGGCCTGCAGTGTCGACAACGCGGAGAACACCGTGGTTGCGCCCTGCAGGATGCCGAGCACCGGCGAGCTCGACAGGAAACCGGCAAGGCCGGTGCTAGCGGCCGCGCCCGCGCTGGCGACTGCGGTCCCAGCCGCCGCGGCCGTACCTGCAGCGGCGGCCGTGCCACCGGCGGCAGCGGCCGTCGAGCCCAGCGTGGCCAGTGCCGAAAGTGCGATTTCCATGCGCCGACCTCAAATGTTGAGCTTGATATTCCAGCTTTTGACTCGCAACCGACCCGGTCGCACCTGCGTGGCGGTGAACACCGGCCGGTCGGCGTAGCCCTCAAGGCCCGATTGCGCGACCAGGCCGGTTAGGCCAGGGCCGAGCTCGGGCCGGTCCGCCTCGAGGCCGAAGGCATCGAGCGGCAGGTCGTAGGCACGGCCGCCATTGGTGGCGATCGCGAGCGAGGTGGTGTCCTCGACATCGACGTCGACGGCCACGATCCGGGTCGGGCGCTGCACGACGATATTCGGCCCCACGTCACGGCGCGGCGGCAACGAGCTCGCAACCGGCGGCCGCCACCGCCCCACAGTGGCGCTTTCCGCCTCGATCGGTAGGGCGATGACGCCGCCGGCGACGGCGATCGGACCGAACACATCGCCATCGGCAAGCACCCAAACGGGCCGGCCCTCATGCATCGACAGGCCGCCGATGGCGTTGCCGGCCGGAGCGACATCGATGGCGCCATCGAGCAGCAGGCCTGGCTCGAAACGCTCGAGCGAGCGTTCGACGCCGGCACCGACCGGCCGCTCGACGATCGCATTCAGTTCATTGCGGCCGTTTGCCCAGATCGCCAGAAATCGTCCATCGGTCGTGCGCCGGTGAAACGAGGTGACGTCCTGCTCGCGCAGCAGCGTCGCCAGGCGCAACTCGCCACCGTCGAGCAGCACCGCCAGCGTGTTGCCATCGGCATCGGCGGTGGCGCGGCGCAGGGCAAGATCCGTCGTGCCACGCACCAGCCGTCCGGCCAGGATCGACACGTCGGACGTGATGTAATTGCCCTGCGTGTCCGTGTAGCGGAACTCGCCGATTATGCCGCGATTGGCATACGCGAACAGAGCGGCGCCCTCGTTTTCGACGATCGAAACCGCCCGTGGCGATCCGTGGCGCGAGGCCTGAATGTGCTTGGCCGGCGTCGATTTCGACACCTGTTGCTCGGACAGCCAGTATTCCGCCTCCGATGTGAAGACGAGCAGGTTCTGCGACGACACCAGGCGCTCGACGGCTTCGCCGCCGGGCGTGTCCATCTGCACCAAGAATGCGCCGTTAGCCTGGTCGAGGCGGTCGTCAAAATTGTAGTAATCGCCGACCGAGGACCAGGCGTAGGAATTGGGCTGCGATCGGAACCCGCCGATCGCCAGCCGTTGCTGGTGAAAAACGCCGCATCGCGGCCAGCCGCGCAGGGCCGAGGCCACCGGCTCGCCGGGCGCGACGCCGGGTGTCGATCGATAGGCCAGGATCGCAGCGTCGGCCTTGTTGAGCACGCGGCCGGAAACAGCCCAATCGTTGCCGGCATTGGCGGCGCCTGAAAACGTGATGACCAGTTTTTCGCCGGCGCCCGGCCAGGTGCATGTCAGGCCCGGCGCGATGTTCGGCAGATCGAGCAGCGCGGCCTGCACCACCGGGGCCGTCGCCGACCAATCGATCCGCGTGGTGTCGACCGTGCCCATTACGCCTTTGAGGCCACGGGTTTCTTGCTGCGAAATCGTGATGGCGAAAGCACGGTCGGCGACCGCCGGATTGTCGCCATCGGCCGGCCCGAAGCCGATGAACTCAATCTCCCAGACGGCAGCCACACCGTTGCTGTAGACCGCGCCGTAGTCGACATTCATCAGGTTCGAGAACGGCGCGTTGTCGAGCACCCAATCGGACGGCGTCACGCGCAGTCGCCGCGTCTGCACGTCGGGGTGGAAGATCAGCAGGGTGTCGAGCCGCTGCGCGAACGTGACCTCGTCGAGTTGCGCCGCCGTGTACGGATGGGCGACGGTGTCGACCTCATTGTTGTCGGCATCGATCACCCGGATCAGGGCAGCATCGAAAATCAAATCATAGACCTGGCCGTTCGACGCCGTGAAATCGACGCCGGCCTTGGCGCCTGCCGGCAGGCCGCGGCGGCGGCGCAGGCCATCGGCCTGGTCGAAACCGCCCTGCGCACGGCACAGGATGTTTTCCGCGCGCGACATTCCACTCGAGTAATATTTCAACTCGGTTCGGGCATGAAGGAAGGTGTCGAGCTCGCCGGCGGTGAAGGCGGCCTGCTCGCGGCCAGGACGCGCCACCATCAGCTGCGCCAGGCGTTGATCAGGGGACCGCCGGACGGCAGCGCCAGCGCCGGCGTTGCCTGCGCGTCATTGCTGATCGCGACCCGCATCAGCCCGCCGCGCATGTTTTCCTGCGGCGTGCCGAACGCCACCACGCGCAGCCGCTCCCAGGTGTTCCGGTCGGCGGCCCGGGCCAGCGCATATTCGGCAGCGCCGGCAACGGTCGCGCATTCGCGAAACGTCGCGCTCCAAATATGCGGCGGCGGCAGCACCAGCACCTCGGCCAGCAATTCCGGACTGTCGGAATAGACCTCGCCGCCGTTGAGCGTGAACGCCGAGAAGCCGCGGCCGGGATCGGTCAGCCGGTCGGTGATGCGAAACGGCGGCTCGAGCGCTTCCGGCGGCAGCTTGAACGCATATTGCCAGCCGCCGAGCGGCGCCGCCGACAGGCGCGGCAACTGGCACCATTTGCGCGCGAAACTGAACGGATAGATGCCGACCAGAGCCTCGACCAGGCCGTTATAGATCAGCTGCGCCGCCTGGCCGCCAGGCACGTCGTCGTCGAGCGACAGCGGCGGGATCTCGCCGATGCGGGCGCACATGCGGTTGACCATATCGAGCGGTTGCAGCGCGGACATCGGAACTCTCGGTCGGCAAAAGGACCCGGATTGCTAGTCCGGGCCAAGGTGAGCGGGTCGGGAGGAAAATCTGCCCGCTAGCTCTCGTCCTCGAAGCCCTTAATCGTCACGACCGTCGCCGTCTTGGCGCTGACGAGATAGTTCTTACCCACCGGCGTGCCATCGAGATCGAGCGTCGCCATGATAATGTCGCCGACGCGCATCTCATTGACGGCCGTATTGAAGTATCCAGTGGTTTCTACGGCCGAAATATCGTCGTTGCTCGAGAACATCCAGAGCGACTTCACAGAACTTCCGCCGACGCCTACAGATGGACCGTGGCTCATGCGCTTAATATTGTTCCAGTCGAAAGACATCGATATATCCTCGTTGGGGAAATACAGGCGCGCCCGAAGACGCGCCCGCAGGATTAGTTGACCGTGATCGCCGAGTTCGTGGATACCCGCAGACGCACATAGCTCTCAGGCCGCAGCCCGACTGCGACACCCTTGGCCTGCATGTTGATGGTCCACCAGCTCTCGTAATTGTCCCAATCCCAGATCGAACGGAGATCGGTATGATTGCCCCAGCCGACTGCCGTGCGATGCCAGGCAAAGGTGTCGAGCTTGTTGCTGGACGGCGACGGCAACGGATCATCCGCGTCGTCAGGGTCGGACTGATAAAGGAACCAGTTGACGCCACCCCAAAACCGCGTGTCGGTGGCGCGCACAAACGGCAGATCCTGGCCGACATGGTCGGACGAATTGACCTGCTTGTAGGACAGGAATTGGTTCCAGGCGCGCGTGGGCAACGGGCAAAACACCTGGCCGTCCCACGGCACCCGCGCCGACTGCAGCGCGTCGATCACGCCCATCGCATGGACCAGGGTGAAGGCGCCGGAGCTGGCGTCGACGAACCGGGCACCGGACGTGGGCGCGCCGGCGTCAATGATATCGATGATCTCGTCATCGGTGGCGCGGCCGAGCGCGTTCGATCCTTCATTGGCGATAAACTCGCGCTCGTTCACGCCCATACGGTCGACGTCATACTCCTCGACCGTGTCGAACGCCTCCCAGGTCACGAGTGGCGCCTCGATCTTGGTGCGCCCGATATTCATCGGCGTCGCACGCTGACCTCGGACTTTCTTCCGCGCCTTGCCTTTGCCGCTGGCCTTCATGAACACGGCTTTTTCGCTGTCCGTGATGCGCATGGCAGGCATCACGGTCGGGCGCAGGCGGTTGCCCTTGCGCTGATAGAGCTCGATGACGCGGTTGTTGTACTGGGTCTGGAACCACTGCGGGACTTCGGCTGCCATTGTCGGTAATCCGGTGAAGATGCGGGGATCGCGTCACCGGGCCGATTGCCGCGCGGCCAGCGGGTCCGAGGATAGCCGCCGCCGGCGCAGGTCCTGCCCTGTTCGCCGGCGTCGAGCATGCGGGCGCAGCGCGCCCGTCAACCGTTAACGGCTGCCGTAGATCCGCTTATAGGCGTCGTCATATTGCTGGCGCAGGCCCTTGTCGTATCGGGGCGAGTCCGGATCGATGCGCGGGTCGCCGTCCATCTGCTTCAGCTTGTCCTTGGTCCATCCGCCGTCGCCGCCAGGCTGGCCGCCGAGCTGCAGGCCGCGCTCCTTGAACGCGCCCTGAATGGCGCGGAGCACCAGCACGCCATCGGCCTCGTCGGCCCAGCTTTCGACCAGGGCGGCCGCGCTATCTTTCAGATCGAGCGTGGCGACGAGATTGGTGGCGGTCGCGTGCGCCTCGGTCGCAATACGGGCGATTTGCTCATTGCCCGCGCCGCCCTGTTTGGTGCGGTCATAGGAAACGCCGAGCGCCTTGCCGAGCTTGTCGAGCTCGTCATGCGGATCATACGGTTTCGGGATCAGGCCCTTTTCGACCAGCGGCGTATACACGTCATTGACGAAGCCCTCGAATTGCGGACCCGTGATGCCATGCTTGTGCGCGGCCGCGCGAGCGCTGGCCATCGCGGGGTCCTTTTCGTTGGCGAAAAACGGCTTGAGGACCTCGCTCGGCGTGAAGGTGTAGCCGTCCGCGTTGTCGGGCACCTTGCCCCGCGTGGCGTCGCGCTGGCGATAGCCGTCGAACGCGCCAAACAGTTTGTCGAGCGTTTCCTTTTCGTCCTTGCCGCGCAGATGTTCGGGCATGCCGTTGGGAAAATACGGCTGCGCCCCGTCGCCATTGCCCTGCCCATCGCCCTGGCCGCCGGAACCACTTTGCCCGTCGCCGCCCTGCCCGCCTGCACCACCATCCCCGGCACCGGCACCCGCACCACCGGCCGCGGCGGCCAGTTTGCCGCCGCCGGCGCCGCCGTCATTCCCGCCGCCGGCTCCGCCGTCTTCCGGACTTCGCAGCAGGATCTGTTGCCACAAAAGGTGCATCGGTGATCTCCCGAGATGGTGGGGCCGGCTCAGACTGGCCCTCGGCTATGAGCTTGAGAAGTTGGGTGACGAAGGCGTTGGCGCCCTCGCGAAACGCGCCATAGGCATAGGCCTGCATCGGATCGACGCCGAGCTGCGTAACAAACACCTGGCGCAGCAGCGTGGCGTCGACGAAGGACTGGATAAGCAGCTGGCCATCCGGCGTGTCGTAGACGCGGGCAGCGGCGCCGGCGAGCTCGCGGCGCCGCGCCTCGACCTCAAGCTGCTTTTCCCGGGCGGCACCGCCGCCGAACTGCACTTCGAGCTTTTCGAACCAGCTCCAATCGGCATTTTTCGCCGACGAGATCAGGTCCTCGACCGAGGGCGCGCCGATCATGCCACTGTTTCCGGCGGAACCGCGGCGGCCGGCTCCTCCTCGAGCGCTGGCCCGCCGTTGTGACCCATTTTCGCGGCGAGCGCGGCCGCGGCCATCGCGGCTTGGCGCTTGTCGAACTCCTCGCGCTGTTCCTCGTTGGCGATCAGCTCCTCGGGCACGCCGAGCGCACGCCCAGCCTCAGCCAGGATCGCCTCGATATTGGCGACGCGGCCGGCCTGCGGCCCCATGAACTGCAGCACGATCGTGAGCCACTGAATGATTTTCTGGACGCGCTCGGCCTCGCGCGCGATCGCCATCGGCGAATTGACCTTGACCTTGATCAGGAGCTGGTCGATCGGGATGTTCTGGGCGATCAGGTTCCGGCGCCAGGCGATCTCGATCGCGCGCTTGACGGCCGGAATGACGATTTCCTGCACCAGCCGGCCGAACGCGCCGAGATGGTCCGACGCCAGGCGCTTGACGCGCTCGAGGATTTCCGTGGCCGAGCGCACCGCGGCACCATCGGCCGGCAGCGACTGATCCATCATGGTCGACTGAACGCCCATGCGCAGCTCGCTCAACACCAGATTGGACAGGTCGAGCCGCGGATCAGGGAACCGCGACACAGTCGGGCCGAGCGCGCCGCCATTGCGGCCGACCTTCCAGAACACGCCCGGCTCGAGCGGGGACGCCGCCGGATTGAACACACCATCATCGATCGCGGTATAGATCCCGAGCATCGCGATCGCGGCCGCCTGCAGCTGCAGCTTGGCCGCCGTATTCAGGGTCTTGATCGTGGGCATCGCGAGCATGACCGGACCCCGGCCATACGTCTCGCCAGGCACGCGGAAATAGCGCGGCGTCAGCCACGGGCAGGCGACGTATTCGCTTTCCCAGATCGGTTGATCACCGCATTTGTCCGACCAGGCCACGAACTTCCAGCGCCGCGTTTTGGGGTCCCAAACCGTATCCTGGTGGACCTCGATCTCTTCCTCGGGCTTGTCGGCGAGATATTTGGCCATCTCGCCGAGATTACCCTTGGGCCACATCTCGTCGACTTCGCGCAGCGGATAGCAGCGCGACCAGAAAATGCCCGGCTTGCGGCCGCCCTCGAGCAGCAATTCGTTGATCGGCACGCTTTCGAAGCGCGCCAGCTGCTCCTCGTCGCCGTCGAGCATGAGCATGGCGCCGGTGCCGGCCGACAGGTCGAGCGCCATTTCGTGAAAGGCGAGATCCCAAGAACCGTCGAGGAAGAACGAACCGACGACGGTCGCGATTTTCTGCAACTCGGCGGCCAGATCGTCGGTATTGCCGGTGGCCTTCGCGACCGGGCCAGGCTCGAGCGTGAAATTGGCCTGCCCGGCCGGCCAGAGATCCTGTTGCACCTTGCCCGCGAACCGGAACGCCGAGACGATCGCGGTCTGGTCGAACGCGCGATCGACCCGCTTTTCACCGCGGCCAGCCGTCTTCGCGCCGGCCCCCTTGCGATAGGGGATGGCGTAATCATAAGCCTCGTCGAGCAGCGGCTGGAACTGGTCGCGCTCGACCTGCGCCACCTGGCGCCGGCCCTTCAGGCTTTTGATGATCGAGGAAACCGGCGCGACCACCTTTTCAGGCGGGCCATCCTCCGGCGGTTTCAGGCGAGGCTTGCGTGCCACAGATCAGCCGACCGTTTCCGGCTCGCCGCCGAGAAAGGTCAGCAGCCGGCGGCCCTTCCTGGCCCGCGGCGTCGAGGACGACGCCTGCTGGTCGGTTTCGGCCTGCTGCGACGCTAGCTGGGCGAGATTGGTGCGCTGCGATGCCTCCGCCTGTGCCCGCGCCTGCGCCGCGGCACGTTTGGCGGCACTGTTTCCGCCTCCGAGAAGCTCGCCCATTCCCACACCTCTAAGCCGTCGATCGTCTCGCCGGTCGGGCGGAAGCCGACAAGACGCGCGATCCGCACCCCTGCCGCCGACCGCAACACCGCTCGGATTGGGCCACGGTACGGGTGCTGCGCCAAGGTCAACCGTACCGCGCGCACGATGCCGAGCATGTTCCGCGACGCCAGCGGCCCAGGCTTGAACCAGGCCTCGAGCTGCTCGCCGTCAGGAAACAGCCCCGCCACTGCGACCGTGCGCCCGAACCGATCACGCCCCGCCCAGGTTTCCGCACCGCAGGCGGCGTCGCTTTGCTTGCGCGCCAGCGCCCACAGAAATCGATCGACCGGACCGGCGCCGGCAAATGCCGCGGCCAGGTCCGTCACGAGTGCCGGCGTCGTTATCTCCATCCCCGGCCGCCCCCGCCGAGATTGTGGACGTCGAAACCGCCGCGCTGGCCGGTGTTCCAGGGTGTGTTTGCCGGCAGCTGGTTGCGCATCTCGGCGCGATCTGCCGCGCGGTCGACGCCGATCGGACGGCCCGCGCTGACCACCGCGTTGCGGCCGCGATACCCCAAAATCACGTACTGATTGCCATCGTGCGGATGCGAATATTCGTTCTTTTCCGGCACGATCTCGTAGTCAGTCGCAGCGCCCGCGGCGCGCTTGCGATAACGGTATTTCGAGGCAAAGCCGCGGATCAGCATCGGGCAGTGCTTCGGGCAGTAGATCAGGCGCGGGCGCCGGCCGTCGAGCGTGCTGCGCAACTCGCGCCGCACCGCGTCGAGCCGCAGGCCAAGCTCATTCGAGCCGCCAGCCGGCAGCTGGATCGGCCGCCCGATCGCCAAACTGACGGTGTCCATCCAGGCGAGCTCGCCGCCTTCCCTGTCCGCGCCGTACTGCGCCGCCGGGTCGCACCAGTCGCGGATCGACGGCACGCGAGGGAAGCGCGCCGCGACGTATTCGTTGAGCAGTTCCCCGAACCGCCCGGCGCCAAAACCATGCCCCGGCACGACCTCGCCGACGCCGCGCAGCTGGCCGTCCGGCGTTGGCTGCAGGAGCACTCCCGCGGGCGTGAGCCCGGCATCCATCCCGATCAGCAGCGGCAAATTCTGGTCGACCGGAATTTCCTCGCCCGCAACGTGAACGCGGGCGTTGAACTCCTCATAGACCGGCTTGCCTTCGCGGCTGTAGCCGAACTCATTGTCGACGAAGCGGCGGACATACCAGTCAGGCTCGCTCGCCACCATCTGCTCGTAGTAGCCTTTGGGCAGATTGATGCGGTTTTCGGCTTCCGCCGACCGGCCGGACGGCTGCACATGCAGGTTGCGCCCTGCACGCCGTTCCTCGACGAAATGCTTGTAGATCCAGTTGTCGAGATCCGGCGCGTTCAGATCTCCGATCACCTGGCGGAATGGCTCGACGCCGTCCGGCAGGTCGCGCTTGCGTGGATAGCGGCCCGTGCGCTGCTCGAGATAGCGCAGCGCACCCTCGTCGTGCTGGTCGGCCTCATTCAGCAGCGCACCGGAGATCTCCCAGCCGCGCAGCTTGACCTCGATCCGCTCGCCGTTGAGGCCGATGAAATGGGTTTCGGCCTCGACGACGCATTCTTCGCGCGTCAGCGGGTTGATCTGCCGGAAGCGCAGGGTGTGGATCGCGGGCCGGTCATTGCCGCCGGACCAGGTTGAGCCCGGATACCCCTTCGGGAACGATTGCTGCCATGACGCCAGGATGGTTTTCTCGGCGTCGCGATAGGTCGAGCGCACCACTACCCATCGATCGCGAATTGTGCCGTCGCGGCAGGCCGGCATCATGGTCGCGGCCTTGATGCGCTTGAAGATCGCCGCCGTGGTCTTGCCGCCGCCGACCGGCCCCATGATGAACGGCGACATCGAGCGATCGTTGATGAAGGCCTGCGCCACCGGCCCCGGCGGGATGTAGCGCGTCGGATCGAACGCATCGTCGCGCTCATATTCGGCCGCCAGCGCCCGGCCGATCGCATCCTCCTCGAGCATCACGCTACCCCCTGCCCTCGCCCGGCCCGACCGCGAGGCGGCCGCACCCCACGCCCGCCGCCGCAAGCTCGAATTTTTTCGATTTTTCCGCCTGCCCTCAAAACCGGGATCGGTGCGTGAGCGGACACCCCTATAGGAGGGGCCACCCCCCTCTCGGGGGAAGCCCGTCTGGAGGCGGCGGCCCGCCAGGCGGCCAGGCCGTGCGCCGATCGGCCATCCGGTGACGATCCACCTCGACCGTCCGATCGGCCAAATGACCGGGACGGCCTCCGAGGTGCCAGGCGCTGAGCAGGTGATTTCCGATCACCGGCATGAGAGGCGGAAAGCGCAGCGTTCACAGCAGCTTGCCATCATCGTGGGACGCATCGTCGTGGGACGCGCCCGCATCGCCCGTCGAGATTTGCTCATTTTCCAACGTTTCCGCATCCTCGATCAGCCGGCCGATCGACAGCGCCTGCGGCCCGTGTCCGAGCGCCGCCTGCTCGAGCTGGTTGGTGCCGAGATCCATGATCAGCAGCGGCAGGCGCTGCTCTGTGACCTTGACCTCGAGCGGCATCTTGCCGTGCAGGTAGGGCATCAGCTCGGCCGCCGCGCGTTGCTGCAGTTGGAACGCCTCGAGCTTGTCGCAGCCGAGCGCATCGGCGAGCTCATCCACCGGCCGCGAATAGGTTTCGGCCAGCACGATCGCCGGGTCGGTGTAGCCGAGCCCGGTCAGGTAGTCGGCCAGCGCCTTGGTTTTCCGGTTCATCGCGCCGGAAGGCCGACCCGCCCGCTTGCGCAGCGGCACCGGCGCCAGCGCCGCGCCATCCTCGCCCGTCAGTGGCAGCTCACCCACGCCCATGCCCGAAATCCCGATATTTTATCCGCCGATCCGGGGACACCTTGGCGCGAGGTGTCCCCGCTGGTGTCCCCCATTAACTCATTGTATTTATTCAGTAATTCCACTTGAGACACTTGAGACACCTATATCTCTCGTCATGTGCGCGCGCGTGTATGACGTGAAGCTTTGGTGTCCCAAGTGTCTCAAGTGCCAATCCTGTCCAATTTCAGAGGCTTAGCCGGGGACACCAGCGGGGACACCACCTCTCAGGTGTCCCCCGAACCCTCGGCCTGCGCAGCCAGATCCCGCGCCGGATCGACCGTGCCACGGCTCAGGCCGCGTCAACTGTCCGCAACGTCTGGCGCGGATGCTGCCGCGCGGTACGCGCGGTCATGCAGCAGCCACGCCAGACGGGGCGGTCCGCTTTTGAGCTCTTGGGTGCGGGGTGCGGGATAAATCCTCTCAACTCAGCGGTTTCAATGGGTTCGCGAGAAGGGCCGGGGCCGCGCTGGCCTGCCCTTGACCATGTGAACAAAATGAGAACATTTATGGCGGCATGCGCCCCTGGTACACGTCGCCCAACACCGTCCAAAAGCTGATCACCGAGCTGCGCAAGCGCGAGCAGACAGGCGCGTGCATCCGCCATCCTGCGCAGATGGCGCTCATCATCCAGGCGCTCGAGGCATGGCTGCACCAGCCGTCACGCGAGCAGATCGTCCGCGCCGTGCATGGCGCGGTTCCGCCGGACGGGCTGGACATCAGCCTGATCCTTATGACGAACGAGCTCTATCACCTGTTCTGGCCGCGCGAGCAGATCGACCTCGGCGAGATCACCGAGGGCGAGCGCGCCAGGCGCAACCAGGCGCGACGCGAACGCTAGGGCCTGGGCTCGATCCGCTCGCCGACCGCGATGATGCGCGGCGGCGGCGGCCGGATCTCCGGCGGCGGGTCCGGGCGGCGCGGCGCGTGATAGACCAGGCCCTGCAGGCCGAACAGCGTCAGGCACGCATAGAACACGAACCACCAGTTCATGAGGAAATCCCGTTCAGCGCATCACCATCAGCCTCGTCGGCCCACAGCCACAGCAGCTCGGCCGTCTGGCGCGCCAGCACCGGCGTGAGCGCCCAGCGCACGCGCTCGCCGCCGGCGCGGCCGAGCATGTGCAGGAACACGGTTTGCGGGCCGGCGCAGACGCGTGAAGACTTCACCGTCACCGTGATGACCGGCAGTTGGGATATCTCGCTTTCATTGTCGCTCACCTTCCTACCCTCCGGTCAGTCTCTCGAATGCATTCAGATCAACCAGCGTGCAGCGCTGCGACACGCCGTTGATCTTGACCTTGTTCACCAGTTTATTGGTGATGATCACGCTCGGCGGCCCCTGGCGCAGGCTGCCGCTCCACCCGCCGACATGGCCCTCGCCGCCCCAGGCGGTGCCGCGGAACATGCCGGCGACGAGCGGCCCTGAATTGGGAATGGCGAGCGCGAAACCCTCGCAGCCGGGAATTTTGCCAGGATCGACCAGGCCGAGGCCCGCTTGCGCCAGCATCTGGCGCGCCTGCATCGGCGATATTCCCTGCCCGTCCGCCGGCGGCGCGCCGTCCAGCGTGCGCACATGGTCCATCTCGTCGAGCAGCGCGCCCACGGTCTGGCGCTGGCCCTGGCGCCAGGCTTCCACGCGCGAGGTCAGGAGCTGCGTCAGGCAGGCGCGCCAGTTCTCGCGCGCATCCTCCATTTCCGGCATCGTCTCGGCCGCCAGCCATTCGCTCCACGGCTCGAGGCTTTCGATCGGATAGCCCAGCGCGTCGCAGCCCTCGTCGCCCAGCAGCAGCTGCGCGCAGGTCAGCAGCACGCCATAGGTGTCCTGGCCGCGGCTGTCATGGCCGCCGGCGCGCAGCACGGTGCGGAACTCCTCATAGAGCCCTTCGAACTGTTCCCAGCCATCGGCCATGCGGCGCAGCAGTTTCGGCCCAAAACTCTCGATCGCGCCCTCAAGTATTTGCGGCACCTTCGTCGCCTCGGCCGAGAGTTTGCCAATATTCAGCACGCCGAGGCGGCTGGCCTCCGCCGGCGTCATCGGCGGCGGAATGATGGCGGAAAACATGAACACCGACCGCGCCTGAAACTCGACGCCCTCGTGATCCTTGCCGCCGCGCAGCATGACGTCGCCGGACGAGGCGATGCGCGCCAGTTTCAGCACGCCCGAGGCGCGCCGGTTGTCGGCCTCGGCCTCGAGCTCGTCGACCGCCACCGGCAGCGCGTCATTGCCGATGCGCTGATAGATGCCGGCCGGCGTGGTGTCGGCGGTCGCGACGATCGCGCTGCCGAAGATCTCGCGCACCAGGCCCTGCAAAGTGGATTTGCCGGTGCCGCGATCGCCGACCAGAAAAAGGCTCGGCCGCCACGGCAGCGCGCCGCCGATCAGCATGGCGCCGATGCCGCCGAGCAGCAGGAAAGGATCAACTTTGCCGCGCGCGAAATTCCAGGTCGAGAACGCCTGCAGCAACCGCGGCGCCGGGTTGTCGTCATGGCGCACCGGCTCCTGAAACGGCAGGAAGGTTTTCGGGCGCCGCGGATAGAAATATCCGTCGAGCTCGCCGGTCGGCATGAGTTTTCCATCCGACCACAGAAACTCGCCGCAATGCAGGATCAGCGCGCCATCCTTGCCGCGCCAGGCGCCCAGGCCGCGCACTTTCTCAAAACTTTTCCACGGCCCCTTTTTGGCGGCCGCCGAAAACAGGTCCTCGCGCACTTTCTCGGCCCGCCAGGCGTCGACCTTGCCGCCGGCGCGCATGCGCGGCCAGGCCCAATACAAATATTTCTGGCGATCGCCGAACAGTTTCTGAATGCGTTCCTGCCCGAAAGCCTTGTCGCCGGACGCGAACAACTGGCCGTGGGCGTCAATGAAAAAGTAATTCTCGCCCTCGAAGCCGAGCGGCTGCACGGGACAGTCGGGCGGAAGGCCGAGCGGCCCGGGCGTGTCGCGCCATTCGCCCGGCCGCACGCCGTTGCGCGCCTCCCCGATTTCCGGGTCCCGCACCGCTTGCTGCCTGGCGCGCAGCGCGAGCGCCGCCGCGCCCTGCGTCGCCGCCGAGCGAACCGCCTTCCGTCCCGTTTCTGTCATGGTGCCCTATGTTCGCCCAGCGCGCGCCACTCGGCCGGCTATCAGTCGCCGGCCTCGACGATCATCCAGTCCTCGGCCAATAGATCGGCCTGGCTGGCGAGCCACGGCACCACGTAACCTTGCGCCGTCCTCATATCGATATGGGCGTGGTACTGAACTTCAGTGCCTTCCGGGTATATGCCGAGTAATGGCGGCCGGTTGACCTTGAAAGTCGAGCCCGGCACCAGAAACAGGAACATACCTTTCCCGTTCCAGCCCTCACGGGCGACACGACCGCCAGCCTTGACATGATACAGCGCCTGGCTGAACGACATTTCTTTTTCGAGTTCTGTCAACATCATGCCATCCCCAATGCTTGCATGTAGAGCTCGAGGATCGATTCCTGCTCCTCGCGCTCGGACTTGTCCTGACGGCGCATCGCCACCAGTTTCCGGATTGCCTTGCTATCGAAGCCGCGGCCCTTGAGCTCGGCAAAGACTTCGCGAATGTCTTCCGAGAGCGCCTTCTTTTCTTCCTCGAGCCGCTCAATGCGCTCGATGAACTGTTTCAATTCCTCGGCCGCGACGCCGGTTTCCGCCACGTCCTCGACCATCACACCAGCCTTTCCACGCAAGCCACGCCGTCCTCGGCGATGGCGAGCAGCTCCCGCAGCGCGCCGTTCATGGCCTGCAGCCGGTCGACCAGCGGCATGTCCCTGGCCGTGGTCGCTTCGAACGTCCGCAGCCGCTGCAGCGCCGGCGACGGACCCAGCACTTTCGCCATCTCGAGATGCAGACGCAGGTTGAGGCCGCGCAGCTGCTCGAGCATCTCGCCAAGCTCGGCCTCATGCGCCGTCAGCACGGCGTGCGCCGCCGGCGCCGGGGGGCATCCCGCGCCGCCGGCGTCGCAGCTATCCGCCACCGCCAAGCCGCGCTCGACCGCGTTGACCAGGTCGCGGCCATTGACGGCACGGCCCGTCACCAGCGGGCTCGGCCGCGACGCCCGATCGGCGGCATCGCGCAGCGAGCGCATGCCCGGACTTGCACCATATGGCCCGCCATCAAATCCATCCTCTTTCATCGTCTCTCCTCCTCGGCCAATCGGGCCCCGAATGTTTTCGGCTTTTTCAGCGCGCGCACGGCGCGCCCGTTTTCGTGGTTGAGGCTGGCTTCCTGCGCCCGCCGATAGGCCGCCGCCTCCACGGCCAGATGCTCCGGCGTCTTGTCAGGCATCGGGTTTGCGCCTCGGCTTGGCCGCCCGTTTCGGTTTGGCCGGTTCGGATGCAGGTGCTTCCGTCCGGGCTGCTTCCGCCTGGGCAGCAGCCGCCTCGGCTGCCCGCTTCTTTTCGGCGCGGCGCTGGCGCTGGCGATCCGCGTCGGCCGCCTTGCGCTTCGCCACCGCCTGGCGCTCGGCCTCGGCCTGGGCGGCGGCCGCATTGGCGGCCTCGACCGAGCCTGGCTCGCGCTCGTCGGACCGGCCGACCCGCTCATAGATGCTGTCTCCGAGGGGAATTTTGGTCGGTGCCGGCGGCGTCCCGTCGCCCAGGCCCAATGCCTGCTCGCTTTCGGCGCGCGCCCGGTGCGCCACCGGCGCGGTGCGGGCAAACACCTCGTAAGCGAACTTCATGCGCGGCGGCGCTGTGCGCCAAATATCGCCGGCCAGGCCGTGCAGGCCCATCGCCGCCGCCTTGCGGAACAGCGTCTCGCCGACCACGCCCTCGCGCAGGCAGTAGCGCGTCAGATCGAGCAGGATCTGGTCGGGATCGGCATCGCTCGACACACCGTCGGCGAACCACCATACGGCAAGCTCGTCAGCCAGGGCGCTGCCCTTTTCGTCGTCGCTGCCCACAGCGCTGATAAACGCGATCGCCGCGGCGCTCGCGGCGACGCCAGCCGCGATCATCAGCCGTGTTTCGTCGCTTTCGCTCATGATTTGATCTCCTTTCCTTGCGCGGAAACCAGTGTTTCGAGCGCGTCGGCCGTCCTGCGCAGGTCGCCGATCACCTGTTCCACGACATCGAACATCTGCTCCGCAAAACGGCGGTCATCGTCATTGTCCTGCGATGCCACCACTTCCCGCCGCAGCAGCGCCAATACTTCGCTGACGCTGGTCTTTGCTTCCGCCATCTCACCCTCCGATCAGCATGTCGTTGATGTCCTTCCCGAAAGAGCTTTCCTCGACGCGCACCGGCTTGCCCGTCGCCTCAAGCCGCACGATGGCGCGGTCGAACAGCAGGCCTGCCTGGCGCTTGCCCCAGTCGCGGTCGCGAAACACCAGCCAGCTATCCGCGCAGGCATGGTCATGGACATGCAGCAGGCCCGACAGGCTGCCGGTCGCCCACACGCGCAGCTCCGGCGCGGCCAGCGCGATCGACAGCGCGTCCTCGATGCCTTCCACCAGCACGCACGGCCCGCGCATCCCCGCCTCGGCCGCCGCCTCCGGATCCAGCCCGCTCGCGCCATGCGCCACCCGGATGACGAGGCCCATCGCCTGCGGCCAGATCATCTTGGCTTTCTCGACTGGCGCCTTGCTGTGCCCTGTCGGGTCAACATAGGTGGCGTGGAACGCGCACATCGTGCCCTTTTCGTCCCGCATCGCCGTCATCAGCGCCGGAAACACAGGGCCGTCGCGCAGCTTGCGGCCGTTGCCGCGATCGGCGCCGAGCCAGTATTCCATGCGCGGATGGACCCGGAACGTGGCCGGATCGAGCGTTTTCACGTCGCCGATCGGAATGCCGCGGCCCGCCAGATAGG